CCCCCGGTCAAGCTGTCGACCACGCCCCACTCCCTACTCGAACGAGTCCTCAAACTCTACACGGCGCAAGTGTCCAAGCGCAACGTCATGCTGGTCGGCCCCGCTGGTTCGGGCAAGACGACCCTCGCCGAACAGCTTGCCGAAGTGCTGAACACCACCTTCGCGGCCATCTCTTGCTCCCCCGGCATGAGCGAGACCAAGGTGCTGGGTCGCGTCACCCCTCGCATCACTGGTGATGAGGCCAGCGTGTACGAGACGACTCCCATCGTCGAGGCGTACGTCAATGGCGGCGTGATTCTCTTCGACGAGCTGGACAACGCCGACGCGAGCATCTTGACGGCGTTCAACTCCATGCTGGCCAACGGGTACGTCATGCTCCCGAATGGCAAGCGCGTCACCCGTCACGAGGCCACCCTCATCATCGGCACGGCAAACACTTACGGACACGGGGCCGACCGCATCTACGTCGGTCGAAACGCCCTCGACGGAGCCACGCTCGACCGATTCACTGGCACGACCCTCAACATGGACTACGACAAGGGCGTCGAGACTTCGCTCTGCCCCGAGGACGAGATTCGCCAGTTTGTCTGGGACATTCGCGACAATGTTCGCAATGCCAAGCTTCGCCGCATCGTCTCCACCCGCTTCCTCATGTCGGTGCGGACGCTGTACCTGTCCGGTATCGAGCGCACCATCAAGGCGGCGGCAAAGGCTTGCGCGACTGGCTGGACGGACACCGACCTTCGCACCGCCGGCATCGCGTAATCACCCACCCACACGAGGACACGACCATGATTCAGGCTCCCGAGAAGATTGACCACCTCGCTGTCATCACGCTCGACTTTGACGACCTCATGCAGATTCGCGACACCCCAGCCCCCGAGTACAACGTCACCCGTGCGGAGTACGCCGACGACTTCGACAAGCGGTGCGCCAAAGACCCGAAGTGGTTCGGCAACGTGGCAAGCGAGAGCGAGGCTCTGGCCCTCATCGACATGGGCTGGCCGACCGGGGTCGAGCGGAGTTCCGCCATCACCAGCTCGCTCGACGGACAGATTGCCGCCGTCGAAGCCTTCCGTCGCCGCCCTCGCTGGGGCGAGGATGGCGAGGAGATGAGCGTCGACCGCGCACTTGCCGGGGACTGGGACACCGCCTTCCTGGACTTGCCCAAGGTTCGCACCAACGGGAGCCGCATCATCACGATTGCCGGGCCGATGGGCGGCGATTGCTCCCGCAAGGCCGAGGAGCTGTTCTGGAACGGCGTCCAGCTCATGGTCGTGTCTGACATGCTCGAAGCATCCGGCTATCAGACCGAAGTCTGGGGCATCAACCTCTGCCGCCAGTGGCAAGGCTCGGTCGACTCCATCGTGGCCGTGCGAGCCAAGGCGGTCGGCGAACCGCTCCGACTCGACACCATGGCAAGCGTGTTCGCTCACGCTGGCATCTTCCGCACCTTCGGATTCAGTGCGATGGCGCGAATCAAGACGCCCGTCGGCGAGGGGTTCGGCTCTCCCATCATGAGCATTGCCAACATGCAGACCCGCCTCAACGAAGCCGCCTACCACGGCTGGATGCCCGAGTGCAATGTCGTCATGGGCAATGCGTGGAAGCGGCAGGAAGCCATCGACAGCATCACGGCCACGCTGGCCAAGGCCACCCGATAGGATGAGCGCACGGGATTGGGGCGCAACCGACATGACTCTCACTCGCCACTGCGCTCGTAAGGCGGCAACCCTCCTTCATCAATGGTCGACCTCGCAATCCCACCGCTCTCCCACCTATGTCAAGGGTATAAACCCTTGACATAGGTGCCTGACCCAGTTATCATTCCCATTGCCAAGCGGCACCCCGTCGCTTGGTGTAGCCCAACCACCCGGAGGTAGGTATGAGCGAGCAGAAGAGCCGTATCGTCGAGGTCGACATCAACCGCACCGTTACGTTCTCGCGGCGCATCACCGCCATCGTCCCGGCGCACTGGACGGACGATGAGGTCGAGACCCGGATTGCCGAGGAGGTGGCCATGAACAGCGACGCCTACATCGACGCGAACAACTGCGACTTCGACGACTGGCAGGACGCGGAGCTGGACAGCGGGTTCGATGTCGTCAGCGACAATCCCACGGACGAGGACGAGGAGTTCACGGACATGGACTTGCGTGGGGATGCGTGATGGAGTACACGGCAAGTTGCGGACACATCACGCTCCGGGTCTACGTTGGACCCGGAGTACCCAACCTCTCCATCGAGGACAACGACAGCAACGTCGGCGTCTGCATCCGAGCGACCGACATCACCACCATCAAGCTCTTGCGGCAATCACTCACGCACATCGTTGACACCCACAAGCACCGAGAGGAGCAGAGCAATGACTGACGCCGAGATGGTCGAAGCCTTCCTCCGTGACACCATCACGGAGCAGAAGCGCAACCTGCAAGCCGAGCTGGTCGAGGCCATGTCCGGGTACGAGCCTGACGCCATGACGCAAGCCATCGCCTTCGCCATGTTCGCGTCAGCCACCTCCGTGATTGCCAACGCACTTGGCAAGAACCCGATGAAGATTCTCGACGCCCAGACGAGCGAGGCCCGAGAGGTCGAGGAGTTGCCGCACGATATCCTCGACGCCATGGCACAGGCCTCCATCGTCCTTGCGCTGGGGCGTGACGAGGACAAGCATTCCCCGCTGTACTATGTGCAGGAGCTGGTCGGGCTGGTGTGTGCCGAGGAAGGGACCGCCGCCGAGCAGATGCGCGCCGACTTCGAGGAGCGGTGCGACAAGCATACGGCACACGCACTGGACAACGTTCGCAAGCGCAAGCACATCACCGCCATCTAACCAGAGGACACACCCATGAGCGAGTTCACGCCCGAGCAGAACCAGAACCTGACCGCCCGTACCGACGAGCTGATGCGCCACATGCACGGCAAGCTCCCGGATATGAACACCCTCAACGCCATGAAGATGCTCGCCAACGTCTTTATGAACAACGTCAAGGCGGTCGACCCGGAGTTGGCCGAGCGCGAGGGGCTGATGGGGGCAATCGAAGGTGCGGCATTCGTTGCCGCGATTGGCCGAGACGAGTCGGTCGCTCCGTTCGAGTACCTGAAAATCATGGCCCTTGCTCTCTTCTCCGAGCCGTCGGAAGCGTACGGGGCCAAGCTGAAGATGTACGATGACGCGATTGCCTGCGTCAAGGCTGGCAAGCATGTCGCCGCCATCTCCATCCCGGAGCGCAACACCGACGAGGGGGCCGAGTCGTGACCCGAGTGCCGCTCACCGGGACGAATTGCCCCGCTTGCCGATGGGACGAGAACTACCCCGCCAAAGAAGACGACGACGGCCGAACGCTGGCCGTCGAATGTGGGCGCGGGGACTGCGGGTTCGTTGGCCACCTTGACCTTTTCACCATATGACCATGCTTAACGACAGCCATCGCGAATACCTTGAGGCTCTGCGCGACTCCGGCAAGACCAACATGTACGCCGCTGGGTCGTGGCTTCAGGACCAGTTTGGCTTGAGCCGGGACGATGCCCGCGTCATCCTGGTGCAGTGGATGGTCGAGAAGCAGACGGGCAAGGAAGTGAAGCCAGCTAGCCAGCTCGGCAAGAAGTAGCGGCAAGCGACAGGGGTAGTGGTCTAGCTGACCACTACCCCTGAATCGCTTCCAGCTCTAACTCTACGCGAGGATTGGCGCGGTCTATTCCGCCCACCCGATAGGTGACCTCAACTAACTGCACATCATCCCCGTAGCAGACGCCTTCGAGTGCGTCATGCAAACCCTTGGCGAAGAAGAGGAGGTCACGCCTCCGCTTGTCAGGCCAGTAGGCCACGCCACGGAGACGGATGGGACCGACGATGCAGTCGTCCTTGACCTGCGCTCTGGCCAGCACATGCATGGCGTCCTTTCGCTGGCGGTATCGCTTGGACAGGAGCAAGCGACCACGAACCATGCCACCGATACGTTCGTTATCTCTGGCAAGCAAGCCATAGGGGATGACCAGTTTCACAGGGAGAACCCGATACGCCGCGCCTCGGGGGGCAGGGCGTAGTCGTCGCCATCCACCTCGTCCGGTATCTCGATGACGCCGCCATGAAGCTGACCGCCGTCGACCACCAGCTCGTCATAGCCAGCCGCCACCAGCATGCGGAGGGTCTTCAGCAACTCCATTGCCACCACGCCCGCGTCGACCGCAGGGACATCGGCAATCTCAATGGCCAGCCCGTTGCGAACCACGGACACGTTGGCCTTTCGGTTCGTGAATACGTTCGTTTGCTTTCTTGCCATGAGGCACCTCGCGCGGGGTCGCCATCGTCATGCCCACCAGACAGCCAGACTCATGGTAAAAATAACTCTCCATCCCCCGCACCGCACCCACGAATCCCTCAGCCGCATGCCACCCGTCAGGCGGACACAGGGCAGGGGCCGTTCGAACCACCACCCCGGCGATCGTTTGCACTTCACCGATGCTGTGTAAATGTCCGGTGTGAATCTCCCGACAGGTCGATGCGCCCCATTCCAGCGGGGCCTCGGCGGCCATCAGCTCACCCAACCGCTTGCGCGCCTTGTCCCCGTGGGCCGCCCCGATGAGGCACTTGCCATGCCGGATGTACTTCCGGGTGGTGCCGCGCTCGTCGATTCGCACCCGCTTGTCATTGCGGAAGTAGGCCGATAGGATTTGCCGCAGGGCGGTGGTCAGCACCGCGTCATGGTTCCCCGGCACCAGCACGACCTCGGTCGGGACGGACATCGCGCTCGACTCCACCATGTCGAACAGCACCGCCGCCCCGGACTCAATCATCTTCTCGATGCGGCCATCTCGGTCGAGGGCCGTGCCGCCCGTCGTCTGGCCATGCGGCGTGTCGTAATGGAAGTAGTCGCCCAGCATGAGAATCACGCGACGCTCCACCTGGCGCGCGTCGCCGTCGGCAATCAACTCCTCAATCGACTCGCGCAGAAGCCGGGTCGCAATGGCAATGTCGTAGTCCTGCCAGCCCGTCTCGCGGGACCAAGCGTACTTGCCAACGTGCGGGTCGGCCACCACGATGACTTGCATGACCCCGGTGCCGGACTTGCGGAGCGGCGGACGAACCCTTGCGTGCCGCACGCCAGACATCGCCCCGGCAATCATCGCCTCGACCTGTTCAAGCACAGACGGCCCCGCCTTCGGGCGGAGCCGGACGAACACGCGGTGCAGTTCGGTGATTTGCGGAGCGCCATCCTCCCCGCGCGTGGCCGTTTCGTACTTGGTGGCCTCGCTCTTCTCGACCTCGAATCGGGTCAGGTCGGCGCCAATGTGCGCCAGTAGGTCGTCGACGGAACGGATGCGTCGGCCCAGACTCCGGGCCTCGGTCGCCCCGTCGCAATCGCGTTGCTCCACCTCCTGCTCCACGGACGGCGGGGCGGCAACGGCAGGGCGGGCAATCCGGCCCACCTTCACATGGTTCTTGCGCCGCTTGTTGCTGACCGCCGCCTCGGTACGCAGAGGGACATTGCCGTGGAACTCCCGGTTCAATGCTTCGGCAACCCCTGACGCGGACACGCCGTTAGCCGTCAGCGTCAGGAACCTAGCGTACTCTTCAGGCGACCAAGGCGTATGGTCGGTTCGGATGCCCATACCTCTCCGGGGCAGAGGGGATGGCGGCTGGCACCGCGAGGGGAGGAACGGACCTCGCCCTTACGAGTGCGGTGGAACGGGTGGTGTTCGGGGGAGTCGGGCGCATGTCAAACCCGTGCCGCAAGCGGCAACCCGCACCTCGCTGTCGCACCCCGATGCCAGCGCGCCGTGCTATGCATGCATCAATATATCATTACGTCTCATGACTGCGCCAGCCTTTCGCTCCTCTGGCGACAGATAATCCGTGTACTCGCCGCGCTCCCACGCCAGCAAGCGCACCGACCCCACGCGGTCGCCATAATGCCGATGCTTCATGACGTTGACCTGTGAGGTGTACGGCTCCTCGATGGTGTGAATCTCCTTGATGCGGTCGCGCACTGCCTTCAGCTCCTCCTTCGTCACATCCTTGCGAATGGCGCGCGCCAGCCCAAGCATGAACGTGGCAACCTCCTTCTTGTGCCCGCCTTGCTTGATGTATTCTTCTCGCACCGGCCGATGCGACCGAAGGAAGTCCTGCGACAGACCCTGCTGGTTGAGCTGGGTGGCGACAAGAAACCTGACCCCGGTAGATTTGGCCAGCTCCAGCATGGACGCGACCACTTGCCGAGACTGCCCGTGCAGGTCGCCCGTTCCCTCCACATGGTCGATGTGGTCGATGATGAATACGTCGGCGCCCCACTCAGCCGCCTCATGCGCCATCGTCCGCAATCCCTTGACATCCACAAAGCTGGCGTCCGCACAGCGCAGGTAGTCGATGCGCTCCTCCTGCTCCTTGAGTGCGGCCTGAACCTTGGCGCGCACCGACTGGCCATCCGGCTTGGTCAGGTACTCGCCACTGACCACATCCCCCGGCAAAAGGCCAGCCTCCCGCGCCGCCCACTGCAAGCGGAGCTGATGCGCCGGAAGCTCGAACCCCGCGTAGTAGACCTTGCGCCCAGCCCCCACCCAGCGACGGGCCAGCGTGGACAGCAGGGTGGTCTTGCCGCTGTTGCTGGCGGCGGCGAGAAAGTCAATCTCCCCCGGCGACCAGCCGCCGCGCAGTCTGGCAAGTGTGGCAATCGGGTACGTCATGACGCTTGATGGGTCGCGCTCCAGGACCGAGTGCGCCAGCTCGACTTGCCGCCGCTGTGCCGTGCCAGCCGCATCGTCGACCGCCGCCGCCAACTCCCGCAGAGAGCGGAGCCACTGCAAGCATCGCTCGGCCATACTGCCGCCGCCAATGAACACATCGTGCAACAGCTCGGACACATACTCCGCACCACCCGCATGCTTCTCGGCCTCGTAGCTCCGCAGGAAAGCAAGGATGGTCAGCGGGTCAACGACCTGCCCACGCCCGACCATGGCTGTCATCGCTCGCCACAGCACCTGATGCCGCTTGTCGAGAAAATCCTTCTTGTCCAGCCCCGCCTTGAGCAGTTCGTCCACCGCCTGAGGCTCTTGCAAACAGGCACACAGGATGGCGCGCTCCAGTGACTCGCGTTCGTGATTCGACATGCACGGCTCCGTCCTACGGGTGAATGGGTTACTTCAGGGAGTCCAGCATTGCCTTCGACCAGCTCTCGAACGGGCGATAGATGGTCGACGAAGCATGCATCATCGACCACACATGCCGCAAGACCCGCATGCGCTCCTCTTCGCGAATGCGCTCCTCGAAGTCTTGCGGCGACTCGTCAAAGTCCCCAGCCATCACTCAGTCCACACGCCGTGGCGCTTCATGCGGGTGACCAACTCCTGCCATGTCAGGCACCGATAGATGGACAGGTTCGAAGAGCCGTACGACCACTCCTCCGTGTCGCGATTGTACCTGACGTACCCGCTGACCAGCAAGTCCAGCATGATTTCGGCATCACTTTGCGGCGTCACGATTCCTCCGGGATTGAATGGCAAGCCACTTGCGCGCCCTGCCCATGAGACGTAGCACATACCACGTTGGCGTCGATACCAGCAACATCACCCCCAGCAGGGGCATGACGACCAGCGCAAACAGACCCGTCAGCACAAGGTCGATGGTGTCATACAGCCCGCGCTTCATAGCCCTCCCCCGCCTTGCCGACGCGCTCCAGCTTGTGGTAGAGGACGGCGAACGCCAGCTCGTACAAGTCATGCGCCGTGATGTACCCCTCCACGATGGTGGTGGAGGCGGGATTGCTCTTGGCAAACAGCGGGTCGCCGTTCGGGCCGCGCAGGCGGTCGGTCGGATTCATGTTCCCGATGGCGCGCTCAATCCGCAGAGCAACTTCCTGTAGCGGCTCATGGTCAGGCATCGGCGACCACCCCCATCTCAGCCGGACACGGATACTCGCTATCGAGCGCAACCCCAGCCACCCGTGCAATCGCAATCAGGTACGCCTCATCCTCGCGGCAGATACGCAACTCCTCTTCTAGCCGGACGCACTTGGCCCGTAGGTCATGGACTTGGGTCGGCAGGTTCGCCTCCAGTGTTTTCCGAAACCCCGTGATGGTGCTGGTCATGCCCTTCCTCCAAGCGTAGGTGATGTTGCCACTTTGCCTCGACGGCGACCGCCGCCGACTTTAGATGAATAACATAACGTTGCTCAAAGCGCAAGACCCCGATGCGGTGTAGCTCCTCATGCTCTTCATAAGTCAACGGGACAATCCACGCGGCGTCTGCCTTCCGCCCCATGCCTCCGTTGGCCACATGAGCATTCACGCATGGCGTTCGTCCACTCACCACGGAAGGCTGGGCGCGAATCCACTCGACCCGCGCCTCGCCTCCGTAGGCTCGCTCAAACTCCCGCTTCTTGCGGCGCGGGTTGCTCGACCGCAATCGGCTCCTCTTCACGCTTGCGCTCCCGTGGCTTGCGCGGCGGCTCGCCGCACATCTCGCGAAACTTCCGCATGTAGTTGCTCCCGAACAGGCGGTTCAAGCGGAAGGCGTTGATGCCAGCCTCGCGCATCTCCTCGACCGAGAGGGGAGCGCCATTGCGACTGGCCTTCGCCTCCAGGTACTTGCTCACCAGCTTGTCGCGTACGGCTTGCCGCGCTTGCTCTCGCCGCCCGTTCATGATGAACAGCACACTCTCCAGCCTGCCGCTTCGCGCCAGCATGCCGCGCACTCCGGCAGTCGAGCGATTGCCCATGGCACGGGCCAGCGCGGTCAGGTGCCGGATGCTGGCATTGCTGGACAGAATGGACACCGCCTCGTCCGGAGACATGCGGTACTTCTTCGGGCTGGCCCCGGCGCGAATGCAAATCTGATGCACCCGCTGTCGCGACATCCCGAACTCCTTGGCAATCTCCCGCATGCTCTTGCGCTCCGTCTCGTACAAGTGACGGATGTACTCGTTGCGCTCCTCGGGGCGTGTGAAGCCCCCAAGCTTCGGCGCAAACTTCTGCCTGTCCTCAGGCGTTGAGTGCATATGACTGATTGACCTCATCAAGAATGTTGTCTAGCTCGTCCTTGGGTTGCGCCCGAACTGGCGCAACCCATTCCTCTTGCCAGCGACCGCCTGTGCCGAAGAACGTCGACGCTTGCATGACGTACTCCGTGCCGACGCGATTGGTCGCCTCGCAATACTTGGCGTACCGACGCGCCGCATCGACCAGCAGGGTGGGGTCCACCCCTTCTCGCACACGGGCGGCAAACGCCTTGGCGGCGAGTGGTCGCGGATTGCCACCGCCGCGCTTCGGGTATGCCGACCATGCTTGGTCGAACCATAGGCTCGGCTCCTCGGGCCGCTTGCGAATACGCGGCACGGGGGTCGGAGACTTGCGCCGCTCACGAAACGCCTTCTGCCGACGCGCCGCACCGCCGCGCTCCTTAATCCCCGGCATCATGTACTCATCGAAATACCGAAGCCGACCGCTGGGCAGAAAGAAATGCCCCATGAACGGACTCGGTATGGCAACTCCCGTGATAGCCCACACCTCATCGCTGGACATAGTACGCAGGTCATGCAGGGGGTTCTCCCGGCAATAGTTGAGCATGCGGACATAGCCGACAATCAGGGCGTCTACAGTTGTCTTGCACTGGCTGGCAATAAGTCGCGTCGATGATGCGGTCAGGATTTCCGCAGGGAAGCACAGCGCGTCTTTGCGAATCATCCGGCCATGCTCCCGACTTCGGTTGTAACGTAACGCATAACGGCCTGTCCTCGGTTGACCTTGAAGGCAATCTCCTCAAGCTGGGCATTCAGCTCGAAGAACTCCGCTCGCTCATTGGTCATCATGGCAAGGAAGTCGAGGTAGTCCTTGTGGCACTCAGCGGCTTCGGCCAGCGACGCCTCCGTGACCTTGCGCCCCTCCGCCGCCGCCATCACCCGCAGGTACTCGGCGATGCGGGACCGCTCGGCCTTTCGCAAGCTGTCGGCCACGCCCCCTGGGCCGTACTTGGCCCACAGGATAGCCGCCTTCTTGCGGACATGGCGATGCTCGTCGATTAGCTCCTCGATAGGCTGAATGCCAGCCCGAAGCTCTGCCTCCTGCATCACTTGACCCTCCGGAGTCGGAACTTGTTCTCGTCCGGGTGCTTGTAGATGACGTACCGCACATCATGCAGTCTGGCCATGCGGCTCACAGCGGAGCGGCATGACCGAATGCCGCCCCAGCAAGTGATGACGAACGAACCGCCGACCTTGGTCTCCAGCCATGGCCACTTGAACGGACGGCCACCGGATGCCTTCCGCTTCTTCGCGGCCATTAGCGCGACTCCTTGTACGAGATGTGGATGGTCGCCGCCAGCGCGGCCACAGACCGCAGGGCCTCGGTCGTGTACTCGATGTTATGGCTCGCCAGAATCTGCGTGACGAAAGAGTCCGCCTGACCAACGGCCCACGCGATATCCTCGCCAACACGCTGGCGCCGCTCCTCGCGAATCTGGTCGACCTTGGCCGCAACCGCCTCTGCCGCATCGCCCTCGACAGGCTCATCAAACGGCATCGCCTTCTCGGCCACAGGCTGGGCCACAGGCTTGGCCACGGGCGCACCGGACAGGGGGAGGTGTTCCGTCTTGGCCTTGTCGCGAGCGCCGAGGACGTTCAGGTAGCCCTCAGCCGTCCGCTCAAACGTCCAGTCCTTGCCGACCAGCTCGTCCGGCGACTCCATGCCCTTGCGACCAAGCTGTTGCATGAGCGCCTTGTTGCCGATGAAGGTGCTGACATCGCTCCCATCATACGCCATGCCCGTAATCTTCCAACGGGAATCCCACGACGGGTTCTTCGACGCAACGGACTCGACAGCGCGGACGTTCAGGACGAGATGCTGGCCCTTCTCGATAGTGACTGACTGCATGGTGCCTCCACGGCAACAGGGTGAGCCAGTATTATCGCAACATCGACGCCTTATGTCAACCCCCCGGCTTCGCCGGACACGCGCGCGGTGTTTGTAGTTTCCTTCTTACTACACTGAACTCTGCATGGCGAGATAGAGTAGCAGTAGTAGTTTTCTGTATACTGGCAAGAATGGTGCCAAGCATACAGGCCGTAACCCGTTACGTCACCGAAACGCCAACGCCGCCAGAATCGCCCCCACCGCCGCCGCCGTCGTCATCGCCGTCAGGGATGGCTTGGGCATTGGGGCGGGGGCAGGCACTCGCGCAGACTCCGCAACGGCAAGTGCGCGGGTCAGCATCCCCACGCGCGCCTCACACGATAGCACAACTGCCGTGCATGACGCAAGGGCCTCGTCTGCCACATCGCGGCGCACATACACGGTGTCATTGCGAACAAGCGTGTCCGTCGTGCGATGGGTGACGTAGCGCGTGACTGCCTTTGTCATGACAATCGTGTCGCGCTGATACGCCTGCTCGTAGGCGGCCATGCTATCGCGCAAGCGAGTTATAGCCAGGCGATAGTTTAGCTCGCCAATGGCCGCCGCCTGCCTGGCCTGTAGCGTGGCAAGTGCGTGCCCGGCAATCGCAGACGCGGCAATTGCCAGCAATAGCCAGCGTGCCGGGCTACGCATATTCTTCAAGCCGGAAGTTCGGGACATGCTCCGGGTCATTTTTCCGCCCCGGGGCGACCTTGGCGTGAGTCGTTACCGGAACCGGCCCGTACTTCGCCCGCACCGCCGCAATTAGCGTTTTCATTGCCGCCTTCTGCGCGTCGGTCAGCGGCTCCTTGCCGTCGTTCTTATTCGAGAAACAGAGACCGACCGAGATGCCGTTCACGTCCTTGTGGCCGTTCCACTCGGCCTTGCCCGCGTGCCACGCCCGGCGGTCATACGGGACGACCGTGTAGACCTTGCCGTCCCGCCCGACGAGCGCGTGGTAGCTGACCTTGCTCTCGCTCGACACGCCGAACTTCTTGCCGTGCCAGACCGCCGCCCACGACAGTACCAAGCCGAAGCCGAGGTTCATCAGCACCTCACTGACCGGGGGCGTCGTCAGCAACAGCACGTTGAAGAGCGCCCCGGCGACGATAAACGCCAGCCCCGTGCGGACGACGTGGTAGCTGACCTTGCCGAACTGGTCAATCTGCTTCACGCCGTCACCAATCTTCGTGAAGAGCATCACATAGAACGCGAGCCCGCCAAGACAGATGAGGGCGTTGGCGATAGCATTAATCGACTGGAGCATCTTTGGCCTCCGGAAAGATTTTCCCAATGACAATCTCGACCCCACGCTGGCCCAACACCCCGAGGAGGAACGCCATCGCGCTCATCGTCTGGGAGCTGGCCGCGATGCCCGTGACCTCGAACACCACCGGGGTCAGGAAGTAGGCGCTCGACGTGCCCGCGCTGATGGCGAGGAGGTTGTCCCGCATATTGCCGTGACTGGCCTTCCCGACCGCAATCAAGGAGCCGAAGAATCCGGCAACGACGAGCATAATGCTATTTTTGTCCTGTGTCATATATCACCTAAAGGGTTCACGCCGCTGGTCAGTAACCAGCGAGCGATAGCGGTCCAGTACACTGCGGTACAACTCGGCGCGATTGCCCGTTTCGCGATAGTCTTCGACCATTCTGGGCGTCAGCATCTCAAGGGCGGGATGCGGCACGGCTTCGCCAGCTCCCGCAATAGCGTCCTCGTTCAGCATGATGCCATAGAGCAACGCCTCTTCCTGCGGACCCTGCGCCATGCGCCGCGTCAAGAAATCAGCAGGGGTCTCGCCAATCTCCTCATCTGGCTGTCCCGGAGTTGGGAAGTACCCTGCCTCGCCAAGGCCTTGCGTGAGGTCCGTTTCAAACGACTGACGCGCCCGAACGGGGTCAAAGACCGAAATCAAGCCGCCACGCGACTCTGTGCGAACGCGGCCGAACGGAGAGACCTTGGCTGGGAGAGATTCGCGAAGCCCGGGGATGCGCGAGCGGAACGCGCCACCCATGCGGCCAAGCATTCCCTCGCCCTGCCCAATATCTCGCGAGATGATGTTGCCACTCTCGTCAACGTCAAGTGCCTGAGCAAGCTGGCTTACTACCTGCGGGACAACCATGCCACCATACTGGTCAACGGCACGACTGATGTACTGATTGCGCACTTCGGGTTCGCGCGAGTACCTAGCGGCCTGAACCATCTCGCCCATTGCCGATGCACCGCGCCCGTACGGAGACTCCGCAACAGTTCCAGCAATCCCGGCGGCGCTTGCTCTGGCCATCTCAATGGCGCCACTGATGATTCCTCCGTTGCTCGTCATCTCCTCATGCATCTGCGCGCCAATAGACATCAGCATGGCCTGCGGGCCAAGCAGACCAGAGAGGCCAATCCACTTGCCACCTCGCCGGATGGCATTGGGCACCTTGTTCTCCTCGTCCCAGCGAGCGCGCTCGTTAGGGTCAACCGGATAGGCCCCGGTCATATCCCCATTGCCAGCCAGCGTGTATCCAAGGTAAATCCACCCGGCGCCAGTCGTCCCAAGCGCAAGGCGACGCACCAGGCGACGCTGGGCCTCGTCGCGAAGCGTGGCATTTGCCATCTTGCGAAGGTCGCCAGCCGACCCGGCAACGACGCCAAGGGGCGTTCGGCCAATCGCTTCAGATGCCATAGCCGACGGCGTCTGGGCAAACGGGAGCATCGCCACGCCAGCCAGCCGAAGCTCCGGTTGCTTCGAGGCACGCATCGACATCCACTTGGCGGCGGCTGTCAGTCGCGTATCGTTCTGCCATGTAGCCTCGGCGGCATCGGAGGCCGCTCGCACCAGCATTTGGCTGGTCGGACGATTGGCAATGGCGTCGGCCTTACGGGCCAGCTCCCTTCCCTTATATCCTGCGGCCAGTGCCATAGCGCGAGCCTGAGACTCGACGCTCGATGCATACGCAACTTCGTAGAAGGGCTGGTCAGCGGCGGCAACCGAGCGGCGAACCCACTGCACCACAGACCGCAGGATGGGGTTCTGCAACTGCGTCTCGCGAAGCCAGTCATAGCGCCGCGAGGCACGTTCAATAAGGAGCTTGCCCTCGGCAGACGCGGCGTACTTGCCCGTGGGATTCATCAGGAGCCAGGCCTGCTTGGCGCCAGTAAGGCCAGCCTTGGCAATTCGACGAACGCTGGGGGAGGTCAGTCCGCCAGCGGTTCTCGTTCCACTCAGCCCAGAAATCAGGCTATCGTAAATAGGTGCAAGCACATTCAGTGCGACAGTTCTATCACCAGCTTGTTGGACATTGGAGACGAGGTCTCGCAGAGGCCGAGCAAGCGAAAGCAGGAGAGAGGCCTGGACCCCTTCGCCAATCCGGTCAAAGATGCTTGCCGACTTTGCGCGAGCCTTCGCCAAGCCGCGCTGGGCGGCGGCTACATCGCCACTGCGAAGCGCCCCTAAGATTTCCTGCACTAGCTCATCGTCAATCTGCCGACCGCCAGCAAGCTTCTGGGCGCGAAGGAGCCATGCGGCAGGGTCGTCAGTAGAATCCAGCGAAAGCTTAAGCAGGTTCAGGTCGCGACCCGTCTGGCTAGCGTCCCGCGTAATCCGCGTATACGCCTGAATCACTCGGTCCTCTAGGGCATCTACAAGCCGAGACGCCAGCTCTCGGTCCTGCACCGAGGCAAACTGGTCGTTCATCAACTTGCGCGCCCACGCCGCCCGCTGGATGTCGCGCTTATACTGCATGCTCAGGGCCAGCATCTCAGGGCCAGCCAGCTTTCTGGCAGGGTCGCGCGTTGCCAGATTCTCTGCCGTCGTAGCCAGCATCTCGGCAATCTGCGTCTCAACCTCCCACGGCACAGTCATGCCGCGAGGAACAAGCCCCGTCTCAATCAAGCTCTCGCTAATCTCGCGCACCTCGTCACTGCCAGCGCGGTCATTAAGGATGCGCGGAGCCTCGCGAAGCAGGCTCTCCGGCGAGTCCATAAGGTCCGGAAGCAAGTCCGCAGAATAGGGCGCAACGGGCTGGCCAATCCGCGCGGCATTTCTGGCGGCCGTTGCGGCGGTCGTCTTCGACGCCTGCATGCGAGCCTGCCGCGCAAGCTCCTGCTCCACAATAGCGCGAGCCGCTTTGCTCTTGACGCCCTCGCGAGCGGCACGACCAAGCGCACCGCGCATAAACTTGTAGCCGAAGACGCCAGTAGCAAGCAGGATAGCCGCACCCCACGGGATGCCGTCCTCCTCGTCTACACTGCCATCCTGCGCCTGCGCCTCTCGCGAGAAGGCCATGCCACTGGCCGTAATGACCAGGCCCTTCTTATTGCGAATGGCATCAAGGACGCTCTTCAGGGCCTCGGCCCGTGCCGCTGGCTTTGCCGGGTCATATTCCTTGACAATCGCGCTGGGAAGCCTGTCGATAATCTCGGCTCGCACAGACGCAATGGCAGGCGTATCCAGCGGAAGTAGGAATGCGCGAAACCGCTCTAGCGGGATAACCGAGCTGTTGTACGACTCAAGGTATGAAACGGGCCTGCGCAAAATCTGTTCGGCATTCGCCGCCACAAGTGCAATGGCGCTCTTAAACGCCACCGGGGTCTTTGACGGCGGCAGGTTTGCCAGCGTCTGTCGGGCAATGTCAGCGGCCTTAATGGCCCCGGTGGGATTGGCGTCGCGCAACGCGGCAATCGCCTTGCCAAGGCCAGCGACAATCTCCTGTCGAAGGACTAGCTCGCGGTCGGCGGCATCAAGAAATGAATACGCCTGATTCCAGTCCCTGCCTTTCTTAAACGCAAGAGCGGCCTTTAGCAGATTGTCGTTCAGGTCAACCGCTGAAACACTCGCCATCTTGGCATCTACTTCAGACACCAGTCGCTGTGCGGCATCGGCAACCATGGCTTCGGGGCTTTCATAGCGACGAGAGCCAGCGGCAGAAATAACCTGTTCTGGGTTCATTTCTCGCGCCGCCTCGTCAAGCACCTCGTCATCCGTAAACTGGTCAAACTGTCGGCCAGTTACATCGCGAAGATTCTGTCGCATCCGGCCAAGCCGGGGGCCGACGGACTCGGCATACTTGGCGATGTTTGCTTCAGTAAGCGTACCCCAGGTATTGCCGCCCATACGCACATGCGGTTCAGTCAGCACCTCTCCTGCGGCAGAAGCCAGGGTTCTGCCAGCCGCATAGCGAGAGCTTTCACTGCCCTGATTCCCGCGAACCTTTTCAAGCGCCGTTGCAAACATGTCAATAACGACATCAGCGTCCATTGACTCATCGGACGGAAGAAGCGATTCCGCAAACGCGCGAACAGCCCCCCGACCATCCTGGGACGCACTGGCCAGAATGCGCAACGCCCCAATGCCCTCGTTGGCCGGAGCGGCCTCGCTAAACACCTCGTCAACAACGCGGTTGATAGACGCCGGAGTAGCAAATGCGCGAACATCAATGCTCTCGTCGCCTACGCGAGTTGGGGCCCAGATATCATCGCTGTAGATGGCAAGGTTATCGGCAAGAAAGTCCGTAAACTTGCCAATCATGTACATGCCACCAAACTCTCTACTGGCTCCACCAGTGCTAGCGCGAGTAACGGCTAGCGAACGTCCGCCAAGCCCACCCTCAGTAACAGCCTTGCGGAAAAACTCAGAAGCCGAAGTCTTAGCCTGATGTGTAATAATCAGGTCGTCGATAAACTCGCGACCAAACTTATTCGCCAACGCAGGGGCAATGGCCATCCCGCCAAGAACCATCGCGTAGCGGTTGCGCTCTTCCGGCGTGTCACCAAGCGCGTAACCCCCAACGTATCCCGTCATAGGATTGACGGCATAGTACATCGGGATATTGGCATCACCAGAGAATCCAGCCTTCTCTAGCGCGTCATCAACCTGCGCAAGTGCCGTGCGAAGCGCGCGTTGCTCGTCAAGTAAAATGTTTTCGCGGCCAAGCTGGAACGATAGATTGGCGCGAATATTTCGGAGCTGGGTGATGTACTTGTTCTTGGCAAGCTTGCTCTTGCTCTTGGGGGGAGCGGGAATGGCAACCTGCTCTGGGGCCTGCGCAACCACGCGAGGCTTAGCCGCTTGCACGGGCTTAGCAACCGGAGAGCCGCCAAGACGGGCAATCTCAACATTCAGATTGGCAATCTCAGCATTGATGTCATTAACCATCTGCGAGACAATGGCAACGTCTCGGTCATTCTTGATGCCAGCCTTGGCAATCTCCGCCGCTTGCTGGGCCAGTTCCTTGCTCCGCCGAAGCATTGCCTTGACGTTCCCCTTTGCCGCGCGAACCTCAGGCGAGGGCTTGGCAATAGGGGCAATCGGAGGAGCGGCCTCGCCAATCGGCGTTGCGGCTGGGCTACCACGGACTGCGCCAGCGGCGGAGCGGCGAGGGGCAGGAGGCACTGCCGCGCCAGCCGCAACCACCGGAGTTGCAGGCGGTGTAGCGGCGGGCGTAGCAACAGGCGTAACGGGAGGCGTTACAGCCGCCGCCGGAGCCTCAGGCGGAAGCATGGCTTCATCAAGAATCTGCGCCAGCGTCTTAGGACCGCGAAAGGCGGGCTGTCCCGGCTTGCGCGGAGGAATGCGAGCGGCGCGCTCAGCCTCCTCAAGAATCTCCGGAGCAAGCTCAATCTCTCCACGGCGAGCCAACTCGGCCAGCCGAATCTGCTCCTCTTCCGGCAACGCACTTCCTGGAGTGGCTCCAGCCGCATTACGCTCAGCCATGCGAGCAAGCCGAGCCGCCTCTTCAGCCGCCACACGCTCCGCATCCTGCGCCGCCTTGGCGCGCGCCGCTTGCCGAGCAAACTTTGGCGTAAGCTTAACGTCTGGGACTGCGGCACCAGCTCCCTCGGGCGGAAGCATGGCATCGTCAAGAATGTCATCAAGCGTCCTTGGCCCCTGCATAGGCTCAGGCCCAAACTGCGGACCAGGCGCCCTGGGGCCAAGTTCCGGCCCAGGACGACGCATGTAGTCAATGCTCTTTCGGACTTGGCCAATCCCCTTGCCAACCAACCCCATCCCATATTCCGCGCCAAACATAAGCGGAAGCATGGCGGCAATATCACCAGCAAATCGACCCGTCTTGGTCTGGGCAAGCTCCTCAGCCGCCCGTCCAATCGGCGCATAAACACTGCGGCCAAGGAACGTCTCTGGCTCGGCGCCAGTCTCTCGATACATCCGGCTGGCCTCAGCCAACTGGCCAGTCAACGACTGACGAGGGTCGTCAGACACGGCTCCTGGCGCAATAAACAGCGGAATATCAACAGCGGCACCAGCTCCAGTTCCAATGGCCGCTCTTTGTGCTAGCGATGCTTCAGGGCCACCAAGCGTACGAATAGCCTTTGCGGCACGACGCGCACGAACCGCCGTGCGCCCAGCTCCAACCGTACGCGCCGCAGTGCTAACGCCACCAAGAACAGTGGGAAGGGCGCGAGCGCCAATCAAACTGACGGCAATATCAGGAGCAACCGTGCCCAAGCCGCCAGCAATCTTTGCCCCGGTGGTTTGAGCTGGGCGGTATCGGCTTTCAATTTCGCGCGCAATCGCGCGAACGTCTTCCGCCTTTTCCGGCGAAACAATGCCAATCGACTCTGCAAGATTAGCGGCGGCTTGCGTCGTACGCGCCTCCGCACGATTAGCAAACCGCCCAATCTTCCCAAGCAAGGTCTGGTCGCGCTGGAACTGGCGAAACTTTTCCTCCTTGCCAGTCACAGCATGACCGAGTTCCATAAACCTGCGCTCGGCCTCTTCGGTACTCTGAATCAGTCCTCTGTCAATCTCATCCCGAACGCGAGCAATAGCCGTCTCGCGCGGGATTCTGCTTGTCATGGACGTAGACTCAGCAACAATACGCGGAGGCTTATCGTCAAGTCCTGGAATCCGTGCCATTGGGTATGCGATTACGGGTTAAAACGAACACGCGGTCTTCCAGCCGGAGCGGCGCCAGTTGCGGCTTGCGGTCGCGGAACGCTAGTGCTGTCGCCAGTTATGGTCAGGTTAACGCCACCACCACGACCCATGCGATTAAAACGAGTGACAGCCGCCTGAATGTCCATGGCATTAAGGCGAGAGCCGTTGGCAATACCAATGCGAATAGCCTCTTGTGCGTTGCCGTTCGCGGCCTGAACAATTCGGTCAGCCTCTGCGGCACGGTTTCTAGCCTCGGCACCTTCAGCACTTACCATAGACGACGGGCTATACGAGCGCGGAATAAACAGGTCAGAAAGTCCGGAGTCATACGACAAAAGCCGGGCGACATTGGCCGTCAGCGGCGAGCGTCCACCAACAGGCGTCACGCCAGTCAGGCCAGTCGCAATGGCGCGGCGGCGTCCGCTTTCCGTAAAGTCTCCCGGCACAAACGCAGGCTCGTCAATGCCAGCAAAGTCAACGCGCTCGTAACCCTCAGGCTGAGTGCCACCGAATTGGGCACCCTGCAACTGAAGTGCGCGCATTGTACCCTGCCTGCGCTCCAGGAGTTCGCGGTTAACATCTTCAAGCTGTTGCTGGCGCTCCAGCGCGCGAATCTCATCTTCGCGGGCGCGAGTGCCGTGAGCAGTCAATCCAGCGCCAAGGCCGGAAAACAGGCTTGCCAGAAACGGATTAGCCATTACTTTTTCCCGGCCGCAAGAATCGGCGCCATGCGAATGTAGAGGTCAAGAAGCGCCCGCTGGCGGTCATCCTCGCGCGCGAGGAGGTCGGCCTCAAGCGAAGACACGGCGCGAGCCTGCTGGCCAAGGAGGTCACCCAGTCGCTCAGCGCCAATGCTAGACGACGACAGGCCACGACGGGCTAGCTCATCCTCTAGGTTCTGCTTCTCTCCGGCAAACTGCGCGCGGAGATTTACAAGCGCCGCACTGCGAAGGCGGTCGTACACACCAGTGTCAAAAGAAGGGAATCCAGGCACCCCAGAGCCAGTCCCGGCGCCGCTACCGCCCAACGGAAAATACGACGGCGCGCTAGTCGGAGCAGGAAGGTTTGACGGTCCTGGCGGGGGAACGTAGTCAGAGCCGCCACCGCCATACGGGCCAGTGTCTGCGTCAATCTGCGTGTCGCCAAGATTGGCATAGTCGCTCGGACCAGTGAACATCAAGTTAAGGTTGTCGGGCGGAGCAGGGCGAGCCATGCCCTGGTCCTGCATTTCAGCATACGTCATTGGACGAGCGTCGCGCTTGGCGGCTCGGCGCGCATCGCGAGCCGCATTGCCGTTGATATTGGTGAACATGCCCTCGGTGTTACGGGCCGAACCACCAGCGCGACGAAGCTCGTACTTTGCAAGCGGATTCTGCTCCATTACCGCCTCCCGCTAAACATGCTCATAAACAGCGGACGAAGCATCTCAGCGGCCGCTTCAGCCTCGCGACGCTGACGCTCCATCTCGTCCATCTGCATTTCAGCCTGACGGCTAGCAAGCTCCTGTTGCTGGGCGTTGCTGTACATGTTGCTACCAGCCATCAATGCCTGACCAGTGACCAGGGCATTCTTAGGGTCCATAGCGTAATTGGCAAGCCTAGAAGCGCCGCTTGATAGGCGTGCAGGTAGGCTTTTACCCGCGCCAGCAGTGCCAGTCGGCGGGGTACCAGCAAGGAAATTGCCAGCGCGCGTAGCCGTTCGCCCAATGCCAGTATTGGCCAACTTGCCAATCTTACCAGCGGCTTGCAGTCCCTTGCCAACTCCAAACATGAGGCCAAGGTCGCCGCCGTATCCAAGCACCTGGCCAAGGCCAGTCTTGTTCATCCAGTTCATCGTGCGCTTCTTTGCCTTCGACCCGCCGATGCGGCCAGCAAGCCATCCCACGGCTTTCGTAGTAAGCGGCATTGCTACTTTCCTCCCTTCTTTCGGCGCACCACAATGCGCTTGGCTGGGCGACGCTCAGGCATATCCTCGTACGCTTCGCGTGGCGTTTCTGAAATATATTTGCGGGCAACCTTTTTGGAAAGGCCCGGCACCTTGCCGCTAGCGGCCGCGTACATCAGTCTCTGCTGTGACTTGCTCTTGATTGGCATTGTTATCTCACCATTTCACTTTGTCGGTCCAGTAGGCGGCACTCATCCGCCCCTTAAAGCAATATACAACCAGCAAAACTTCTGTCAAGAACTGCGGACTACACCAACGTGTTGTCTTGCGCAATAAAACGTTGCATTTAGTACTTGTACCAATCCCGCCCGACCGCAAGGCCGTGCAGTTGCTGGAAGACATTGTCATACAGCGGGGCGACCGCTTCGAGCGAGAAACGCTCGCGCGCGCGTTTGGCGATATCCGCCCGGTCAAATACCCCGTCGGCGCAAAGCTCGACCCCCATGACCCAGTCCGACAGCATCCGGCAGTGGAGCCCGGTCCGGCTATGTTCCACCGTTTCCGGGAAGCACCCCCATGGCGGAGTCAGCACCGGAGTACCGCAGAGCATCGACTCAATGGCACTGTGGCCACCCGGCTCGGCGTACTGGCTGGGGTAAATCGTGGCAATCGCATTGCCAAGAAACTGTGCCCGCTCAGCCCCGGTAACCGGCTCTTTATACTCGACATTCGGTGAAGTCAAGAAAGGAGTCGGGTCGCCCTGCCCGCACAGCACGAATCGGATATGCGGGAGGCGCTTTGCCACATCGGCAATCAGGTGGCACCCCTTGGTGTAGCTAATCCGGCCAAGAAATGCAACGTAGGGCGCTGTCGTGTCTGGCTCCAGTGTCTCCGTCCATTCCATTGTGTCGAAAGACGGCGGCACCACCCATTCGTAAAACGATGGCTCCCGGCCAAACTTGGCTTGGTGGAAGTGCATCCACATCGAAGTCTCAAACACCCGGAACGGCAAATAGCTCTCCGGATAGCCGATGCCCATTTCCAAGTCCACGCCGACATGACTGCCCAGCGCATCCTGATGAGCAATCCCCAGCGGGTGCAGGACGATGTCTCCGGGATGCACCCGCTCGGCCAGCGCCGCGCGGAGCCGGGCATTAAACGTCCGGTACAGCGGGTTCCCCGTGTTGGCATCCGCGACATGCATCCGCTTCTTGTCCTCGAAGCGGTGCCCGAGAAGTTTGTACCACTCGTCTTGCGACATCAAATCCACCTGCTCGGTGGCCCCGCTCATCGCGCCAGCGACACCATAGTGCGTAATGTCGTACCCGATGGCGCGCATCATCGGCGACATCGTGCGAACCTTGTTGGTAAACGCATCATGCGAATAACGCGGATGCGTGACCGTGTGCGGGACCCCCAGCAGGTGCAGGCGCATTAGACGCCACCAACCGTGCCGCTCGTGGACAGCGACCGCGTTGCGCCATACGACAGGAACGGACTGGCCAGCACCGCCGTGCCCGTCGTGTACTTGTATGTCGCAGTTACCGTCAAGCTCCACGGCTGGCCATTGCTAACCGTCAGTCCATGCGCGAGCTGAGCCTGCACCGAGCCAGCCGCTACTGCCGTATTGCTCAGGCTCACGCTGTTGCCATTGATGGTACCGACAGCGGTCACCTCAATCTCGGCCAGCGCGTCCGCCTTGAACTCGTAGTTGTTCAATCCGGTGATGACGACCAGCGTGGTCGAGACGTTGACGGCAATTGACGCAGGTTGCCCAGGCGTATAGTCGTCCCACGCAAAAAACGTCAGGTCGTGGTCGTGCCACATGCTGGCTAACGTGCGCCACGGGTTGGTGCCAAGGCGCGTGTACGGCGAGCCGCCCGTAATAGCCGTCATATAATCGCCGCGCGCCGTAAGGCACGCATTGTATTCCGTGGTCGGAACGTCCCACGCATCAACGATGGTGCTTTCGACGTTAGCCACAAGAATCTGCGTGGTTGGGCGCGTGCGCGGGTCAGACTGCCACACCGCAGCGGGGGTTGGGGTCGTGTCGGTGTAAATGTTGGCGCCAGAAACTGTTGTGCCGTTGTTCGTGTAGGCGTCAGCCGGAATGACGATGCCAAGGTTGCCGTTGCGGTTGCTCGCCGTGGCAATGTCCGCATAAAACGAGGCCGACAGCGCCGCGCGGGTACTGATAAGGCTGGTGCGTGCCGTTCCCGCATTCGTCGTGTTGACTGTGCGTTTGTCGTAGTAGTTGTTGCCAGACGATGCCTCAAGCGCCGTCTGCGTCGTGTCAAGGTAATGCGCGTAAAACCGGGCCATTAGAACGCCTCTGGGCTGGAAGGGGTGGTCGGGTCACTCGGGCCGGTGGGTCGCACTCCGCCAGACGTAGGAATAGGCACGCGGCGCTTTCGGCGGAGACGAAACGCAACGCTGGCAATGATGATGACAACAAGCAGGAAGATATTAAGCATGGAATCCTCGGAGAATCAGGTGATGTTCTTATAACGCATGACACTGCCCTTGTACGTTCTGGACGTTCGCCCGGCGGCAGGTGAGTTGTTGCCAAACCGGAATCGCATTGTCGCGGCACTGGTACACAGGAAAGCATACTGCACGCGAGCATGCACAAGCGTATCGAGGTCGGCTGGCATACCAGAGACAACCGCCGTTGTATTGGCAACGCCGGCGGCTGTAATCAGCGCATTAAACGCCGCGCCACCACTTGACTGCACCGTCTGAATGCTACCGCGACCCTTCTGGGTACCAGCCGACAAACTGAAATCCATCGTGTAATCGCCAGTCGAGCTGTTTGCCGCAATGACGAGGTCCATCGAAATCACATACCGATTGCTTGCGGTCACCGCAAACGAAAACTCGGTGTCGTTCGTCAACCCGGCATTCGTAACATCTTGCGAGGTAGACTTGATGATTTCGGTGTACCCACCGGAAACTGGGCCAGTGGGGCCAGTGACGCCAGTAGGGCCTGTCGGCCCTGTCAATCCTGTCGGTCCCGTAGGCCCGGTCACGCCCGTTGGGCCGGTGACACCGGTGGGGCCTGTGGGGCCGGTGATTCCGGTAGGACCAGTAGGGCCAGTCAATCCAGTCGGTCCGGTCGGACCACTCGGGCCGGGTAGGCCCATCACACCGGGCACGCCAGTTGGTCCAGTCGGACCGGTCGGGCCAGTAACCCCAGTCGGACCAGTAGGTCCAGTGACACCCGTGGGGCCTGTTGGCCCGGTGACGCCAGTGGGACCGGTAGGACCGGTGGGTCCAGTCGCGCCAGTGTTACCAGTGCGGGAAAACGAAACCACAAGGTTTTCGCTTGCCGAAAACGCTGTCCCACTCGCAACATGTGCAACAACCAGTGACGTATATCCAGTGGGCTGAGTGAGCGAAGTGATGCTGTAAATGGCCCAGCTCGTGTCAGCATTCGTGTTGCTTTGGAACACGAGGTATCCACGCGGTGACGTAGTAGAGTCGTCCCACGCCGCGAGGAAAGTGCGGACGTTCGTGCCGAACCGGTCGAGGTCGTCGGCGTAGATAGCCGTGACCGCGCTTGGCGTCGCACTGTTGAACGCAATAAGGCCGTTCCCGGGGTCTGCGGCCGCAGTTGAGGTGCTGAACGTGTAGCTCAACCCTCCCACATTCCCCTGCGCACCCGTCGGACCGGTCGGGCCGGTCGGGCCTGTCGCGCCGGTTACTCCCGTCGGCCCAGTAGGGCCGGTAGGACCGGTGACACCCGTCGGGCCCGTGGGACCGGTGGCTCCGGTCACCCCCGTCGGCCCCGTCACACCCGTGGGGCCCGTCGGGCCGCTGGGCCCCGGCAGACCCATCACGCCGGGCACCCCAGTCGGCCCAGTCGGACCGGTCGGACCGGTAACACCAGTAGGCCCGGTGGGCCCCGTCACTCCGGTCGGGCCGGTCACTCCCGTTGGGCCCGTCACACCCGTTGGCCCCGTCGGTCCCGTCGGACCGGTGACGCCGGTAGGACCGGTTGGTCCCGTCGGCCCCGTATTGCCAAGGTTACCTGTGCGCGAGAACGACAGCACAATCTGCTCGCCATTTGTCGGGAGCGTAGACCCGGAGACATAGGTGACCACGAACCGGCGGTAGCCAGTCAGCGCAGTCACGCTGGTGATGCCAAAGACCGCCGTGCGGTTGTTCGCGTTGACGTTTGACTGCACGACGAGGTAGCCCTTGGGAGCGGCGCTCGTGCTGTCATCCATCGCGTCGAGGAACGCCGACACGGTCGTGCCGAAGCGGTCTGCGTCGTCCACATAGAGCTGGGTGACGCTCGCAACAGCGGCGTTGTTGTAACGCAATACGCCAGCGCCGGGGTCAGCGTCGGTGGTCGTCGTGCTGAACGTGAATGAGAGCCCGCCCACGTTGCCCTGCACGCCCGTAGGGCCGGTAGGGCCTGTGGGACCGGTTACACCCGTTGGGCCGGTAGGCCCCGTCACACCGGTCGCGCCAGCAGGGCCAGTCGGCCCGCTGGGGCCGGGTAGGCCCATCACACCGGGAACGCCAGTCGCACCCGTGGGACCGGTCGGGCCGGTTACGCCGGTAGGGCCGGTAGGACCAGTGACGCCAGTTGGCCCGGTCGGGCCTGTAACACCGGTCGGCCCAGTTGCGCCAGTGGCGCCAGTCAGACCCGTCGGGCCAGACGGTCCGGGAAGACCCATGACGCCGGGAACACCGGTCGGTCCTGTTGCTCCAGTTGCGCCCGTGAGCCCAGTCGGGCCAGTCGGACCGGTTACACCCGTTGGGCCGGTAGGGCCAGTGACACCGGTAGCACCAGTGGGACCGGTGACACCAGTGGGTCCTGCCGGGCCAGAAGGTCCGGGCAAGCCCATAACACCCGGCACCCCAGTGGCTCCAGTAGGACCGGTCGCGCCGGTAACGCCTGTCGGCCCAGTCGGGCCAACAACTCCAGTCGGCCCAGTAGGACCTGTCGCTCCAGTAGGGCCAGTCGGGCCTGCGGGACCTGACGGTCCCGGCAATCCCATCACCCCGGGCACGCCGGTGGCCCCAGTCGGGCCGGTAGGCCCGGTGGCACCTGTTGCCCCATTAGCGCCTGATGGGCCAGACGGGCCGGGAAGGCCCATTACCCCCGGCAACCCGGTTGCTCCGGTGGGACCAGTCGGCCCCGTTGCCCCGTTTGCACCAGACGGCCCAGAAGGCCCCGGCAGGCCCATGACACCGGGATTTCCAGTAACTCCAGTCGGGCCCGTTGGGCCCGTAGCACCCGTTGGGCCCGTTGGGCCCGTAGCACCAGAAGTCGTCCAAGTCGTGCCATTCCAGATGTACAGTACGCCAGTATCGGTGGCGATATAGGTCTGCCCAACCGTTGTGCCTGACACCGGGAGGGAAGCGGCAAGGCCGGACTGCACATGCGCGACCACATCGCCCTGATGGGCAACAAACTTGGCACGCAACAAGTTGTCGTTGTTGCGAGTTTGCCACGCCTGTTGGTCAGAGCCAACTGGCGCAGTAAATGGCTTTACGTCATAGTCGCCAACGGCCATTAGCAGTTATACGGCGTAAGAATGTAAGTATCTACAAGTATCCCAGTACCTGTATATAGGCGGCAGGTCGCAGTAATAACGTCTCCCGACCACAATCCTCCACCGGGATAAGTGCCGTTCCCAGGAGCAATGGTGATAGGCGAGCTGTAAAAATGCCCACTGGTCGTAGACCCAACTGGATAAGTTCCAGTGATTGCCCAAGTCACATCAACGTACTCGCCGCCAGCCGTATTGCTCAGGTTGAAGGCGATGTTAAACTCGCCGCCGCCATCATTGGGCACGATGACCGTTCCCCATGCCACGGAGGCAAAGGACGGCTTGGGCAGATTGCCCCCAAAAAGCGCCATGCGCTGTACCAGCATTAGGCGCCCTTCACCGCAAAGGCGGCAAGGTACTCTGCCCCGTCATACATGGCAGAGACAACGTTCTTCTTGTTGGCGGCAGTATTGTAGGACGGAGGGTTGTCGCCAAAGTCAAAACCAGTTAGCGTGACAACTCGACCGCCCACTGCATCTTGCACCAGAATGAGCGTATAGGTGCCACCAGTCTGCTGGTTGGAAAAAGTCAGCGTCGCATTGCCAGTGAGCGTCACCTTCTGAATTGGGCCATTGTTCCAATTAATGGCCAGCGACGTTCCAGAATTGCCAGCATCGTAAATCCCAGGCTGGCCATTGGTAACGGCAAACGTGGTGTCCGTAGCCCAGGCGGCGCCAGTGTCGTACGCCAACGAAGCGACGGTCGTCCCGCCAATGGTGCTAGTCGACACCCATTTGCGGCCAATAGTTCCAGCCGCAGGACGCGCCCCAGACTGCACATGGATGGTTGGGTCGTTATCGTGCGCGTTAAAATACGTCCGCGTGTTATTAAAGTTACCTGTAATAACAGTCGCGTCCAGCGGGTCATTAGGCGCCGGAGTATTGTACGCGGAAGGAATCAGGTGTTCGCCAATCTGCTCAGCCATTGCTATCTCCGTCCAAGAATAAACCCGTCCATTTGCCAGCGGCTAATGACAGGGATGTTGTTTTCGCTTGACGACAGGGTTACGTCGGTCCAGTAGCCCTTGAGGCCCATGTCAATTCGGTAGCTGTCGGAGTCGACTGGCCCAGTCCACGTTGCGCCATAAGCGTTCCACGACGCTGACGTTGTCCACGAGCCAGCGGCGGGCGCGGTAATCAACGCCTGCGCCGTTCCCTCGTTGGTCTTCCACTGGACATTTAGCGTCGCCGCCCCAGCCAACCGTGCCGTCAGGTAGCCAAAGCGCAACGCCTTGGCCTGCGAGTCATCATTGAAATACATGCGCCGGAGCTGTACAGACATTGACACTGCCGTTCCACCTGCGCCAGTATCCATTGCCGCGCCATCTTTATAGACGCTAGGAAACTCGCACAGCCGAACAGAATTGTCCGACGTATCAGAGCGCACCACAAACAGCTCAGCTTCATCCTCGACCGGGCAAGTCCACATGCCGCCAGTCGTCAGGTACTCGCCAGTCCACGGGCCAGACCATGCGCGAAGCACAAGGTGGTAAACGTAAACGCCGTAGCCCGGTACAAACCACCAAATCTCTTGCGTCCGGCGAGAGAGGACGCCACGGATATTGGCTAGACTAGACGCCGACAGGGACTCCACAATCGGCAAAAGCGGGTCGGGGGTCGACGGGGTGCCAAGCTGTGCAACGCTCCCCTCGGTAGCGACAAAGGCTCCACGGTCAGACACAAAGAATGCGGCGCCATCTGTCTCAACAATAGACAGCGGAGCCAGCGTTCCGGTCTGCGACGACACGCCTTCTGGCTGAACCGTAATATCGTCCTGCCCAAATCCAGTCAGTCGGCTAATCCCACGCCGATGAAAAATCAAGAGAGACGACCCAACAGAAGCCAGCGCAACTACCTTCTCGTCGCTAAACGTCCGGACAACAATCTGGCCACCACCAGCATGGCCAAAGCTTGACCCGTCGTTCAGCTTGGAATAAAAGATAGAGTCTGGGTAGCCTGGGTCGCCGCACCCCCAGATGCGCTGATTATGCACCTTGATGTACGACGCAGAATGAGCGGCCCCACTGCTTTCGCGCACCAGCAGATTGGTTGGCGAGTGCCAATGCGTAAGTTTGCCGCCATCGGCAATAAACACACAGTCCGCGCCAGTGTTGTCCAAAAAAGAGCAGAAGGTCGGCGTCACGGTCGTGCTAAACGACCCAGTGCCACCAGTCCATGCGGCGGCAGTCCACGATGCCGCTGGCAAGACATTGCCGTCAGAGAACTGCGTGTAATACAAGACGCCGTTCGTGCCCATGACAAAGCTGAAAGCATCGCCATTGTCCTTGACCCACCCAAAGCCATTCGTTCCGGCAAATGGCAACGGATTGGTACTAGCCTTGACACTGCCAAGCCGCTTCTCAATCGCGCCGTACTGATTAATCCGCGCATTCACGGCGCGGCGAATCTGGTTTGGCTGAAGCGCAATTGGGTCAGAGACGGTGTTAATGCCTCCGGCAAACCCACTCTGAGCGTCCCGGACGGGCGTTGGCATTAGCCACCCCAGATAGCCGCGCTGTCCGGATAGGCCATGCGCGTCGGGTTGATGCTCATGCGGCGGATATCATCCAGCATGTCGGCAAGGTCCTGTTGCATCATGCGCGCAAACAGAGCGGCCGTGTTGGCCTCAGCGCCACCCTTCATTAACAAGCGCGAGGCGGCGTCATACACCAGCACATTCTCGCTTCCCTCGGGCCAGTCAATCGGGATGTTATAGGCACTGACCGCCCCCGCCGGGACAAAGTCCCGAAGCATGGTCGGCTTGTAATTGACTACAACCGTCAGGCTATTGGTGCCAACCGGAAGCGTCTGGTAATTTGTGCCAGCCAGATAATACAGCTTGCGCTGGTACTTAGTATAGGCCGAGTTGGCGCCAAGCGGAATGTCCTGAAACCGCGTCTCAACGTATTCGTTCTGCCCGTCATTTACCGACAAGATGCGGTAGAATCGCTTCTGGTCATTGCCCGTCCCAGTGGACAGCGACGCAACGGGGAAGGTGCCGTCAGCCGCCGTTGCCACGGACAGAGACTGAAAACGATAATAGGGAGCCGCACTCAGAATGCGACTCCACAGCCCCTCATGGGCGTAACTTAGCGCAGTGATAACCTCGGCATCGCTCCAGCGAGGCGCGCTCTCTGCGTCGATATTCTGACGCACCTCAGACACAAGCTGATTAATGGTCAGCGTTGCCATGGCTACTCCCCTACGTCGTTAGTACATGCCGCGTACGATTGCCCGTCGTTCTATTGTCTACTTCACCAAAATTGGAGTCTGACAATTCATCCATCACCGCTCCAATCTCGTCCCTCAACACGGTCTCAGTATTCCACTTGGTCACATCAAAGGCAATCCGCTCTGCCGTCCGATGACTGAACTGCGACAACGTACGCTCCAAATATGCCGGAGCATCTTCCACAGAGCAATCTAACGGGAGCCAGCCAATGATGTCTTGCGCATTTGCCGGGTCAACAGCTCCCGTCTGAACGCGCTCCCAGCGCCGGTCGTCCTGCCGCCAGTCACACATGACCGACCAGTGACGAGGAAAGTCTGGGTGAAACTTTAACGAGAGCCGTGCGTCGATAGTCCTAAGCCGCCGCTGAATCTCAGGCGACGGCTCAGGATTACCGGAGGCGCCAAAAATCAGCGCCATGCGATTACTCAGTCACCATCAGCTCGACATTGGCCATGAGGCCAACCGACGCCGTCGTCACCGTGCCAGTGCCGCTCGTCACCACCTTCAGGGTGTCGGTCGGCAGAATCGTCTTCTGTACATCCGTCAGGGTCGACACCAGCGTAATGGGCTTGCCAACACCAGCCGTCAGCCCGTTAATGACCGTCGCCGCCGTCAGGTCAAGGTCCGACTCGCCGCTCCGCGACTTGACCAGCTTCGCGTTCACGGTAGCGCCCGCCGGATAAGTAATGGCAGACACGCTGAACTTGCTGATAACCGAAGTCGTCGGCATGGCGCCAACCGCCGTCGTCAGCGTCGTGACGCCAGACGCAGGAACCGTCGTCATCGCCACGTTGACAAACGTCGGAGCCGTGCCAAACCGCCCAGGCTTCGGGTTAAACACATTGTTAGCCATTGAAGCTCCAAGGCTTGGGGGGCAGAGCCTACGCTCTACCCCCTAGCCAGAGAAGGTTAGATGAGGTGCGAGTACTTCACCGTGTCAACGTACCCACGGATGGAGCCGTGCGCGTTACGCGCAAGGCAGGCGAGGTTGCCGTAGTACCCATAGGTCGTCTCGAACGCATCGCGACCCTGGAGCCAACGCCACGGGCCAGCGCCCTCGAACTCCACAAAGCCCCAGTCCTTCGCATCCACCCACGCCAGCGACGGGAGGTGGAGGAGATAGATGGTGCCAAGCGGCACATAGTAGTCCATGACGAACGGAATGCCGCAGACCTCAATGGCCTTGTAGCCACCCTTGATGGTCGTGCTGAACTCGCTCGCCGTGAACCGACGCTGGCCAACCATCGACTCCATGAGCTTCTTGCCGATGCCCGGCGTGCCCATGAGCAGGAACTCCTGCGGACGGGTCAGGGCATCCTTGCCAGAACGCGCCGAGACGCGCTGGATAAGGTCCCAAATGTCCGACTCGGTCGGCGCCGTCGCATCCGGCGTGTCCGTGCCAGCAACCATCTGAGTGGCGTTCCAGATAGTATCGGTCGCGGCCGTAATGCCGTGAAGCGAGTTGTAGCCAGCCGCACGGTTCGTGATGCTGATAAGGCCGTTCATCGCAAACGCGCTAGCATTCGGGTCAGACGGATACGCCTCGGCCGCGTTGTTGCTCATCTTAACAATGCGGTCAGGGTCGGCCGGAGCCGAGTCAAGCGCCGGGCTGACCGTAACGGTCGAAACGCCAGTCACCGAGTTCGGCGCACCAATTGCCGTAATACGGGTCTTGCCCTTCGAGGTCGTGCCAGACGAACCAGTCAGAACCGCAATGCTGTCGCCAACGGCGAGGAGCAGGGCGCCCTGGTTCTGGTTCGTATCGTCAACAACACCGTAAGGCGAGGTCACGCCGAACGAAGTCGTGGTTGCGCCAGAGGTCACCGCAAGGGCGACGACGCCGTCGGCCTTGTTGTGAAGCGCCTGTTGCATGAGCAGGGTCGAGGCGTCCTTAATCTCCTCCATCGTCTTCTTGGCGATAGAGGTGAACGCGGCCTCCTTCGACTGCGTGCCAACAAAGGCCAGGCCGTCAATCTGCCGGGTCACATACGCACGCGCCACGCGAACACGCGCCTGCTTTTCAGACGCAAAGGTGTCCTCGGGGAAGAAGCCGTTCGGCGAGAAGGCGGCGCCAGACGGGCGACCAGTCACCACATCAAAAAACACATCGTTGCCGCCCCAGCGGAGATTGCGGGGGCCACCCGCCTTGCCCTTCTGGAGCTGGGCGAGAAGCGGCGTGACAAGGTTCTGCACCTTCTCACGGAACTGCGAGTAAACATTCTTGAGCAGGCCAGAAAGCTCAGTATCGGTAATGATGTTCGTCGGGCCAGGCATGGGTCAGTTATTTAAGAGAGGAAAGAATGGCGTCCAACGCCGCATTCTCGGCATCTGCGAGCGTGGCGTTGTCCGAAAGAGCCTGCTTCTTAGCACTGCTTGAGGCGGCGGAGCGTACAGCAGGCCGCGCGGCAGTTGCCGCACTACGCTTCGCCTTGGCGGTGGCAATCTTTGCCGCCTCCACCTCCTGCTTCGCACGCGCCTGCTGGCCGCTGAATCGCGACATGCGGGTATTGTGCTTCGCCTCGGCCCATTCCATCAGGCTTGTGGCGATATACTGCTCAACCTGCGGGTACATCGCGGGCGGCACGACGCCGTTCTTCATAATCGGCACCAGTGCGGCCCCAAGATGGGACGACACCTCTTCGACATCGACCTCCGGGAACCGCGAGGCAATGTCCTGCAAGGCCGGAACCACCGACTGCGAGTAGAATCGCTCAGCCTGCTGGGCCTGCCGCTCGGAGTTGCGCTGATTTCGCATCTCCTGCACCTCAGACTCCGCCCGGCGAGCGCGCTTCTCCGGCTCGTTCTCGGCCATATACTGCTCACGGATACGCAGATATGCCTCTTCGTCCTCCAGCAGATTGCGAATCTGCTGTTCGCGCATTTCCAACTGCGACAGGGCATCCTGCACGGCGTCTTCGGCCTCCTGTTGCTGGGCCTGCAACGTCTGCTCGCGTTCCTGATTGTACACTCCGAACTGCGCCAGCTTTACGACCTGGTCGATTCGGTCCTTGCGAATCTTGCCATTGGCCTTGTACTCGATAACAAGCGCGGGGGTCTCAACCTCTTCCCCGGTGTTGTCACGCAGTACAAACTCGGTGACCAGCTTGTCGGCAATGGTCGGGACGGCGACCATGCCCTCAGGAAGAACGACGGGTTCCGCCTCTTCTTCCTCGCCAGCCTCCTCTTCAACAACCTCCTCCTCCGGTGCAAGCTCCTCGGCGTCAGGCTCGGCCTCTTCGGTCTTGGGCGCTGGCGTAACAAGGGCCTTGGCGGGAACGGCATCGCCTGTGGGCGCGACGTTCGTGGCGATTTCATCAATCAGATTGTTGAAATCCATGGCATCGGTCATACTGGGCATTATGCGCTCCTTACGAAATGGTCCGCGTTTCCCGCATTCTCGCCGCCTGCTCCGCGTCCGGCGTGCCACTCAGCACCTGAGTCAGGAGCTGGGTTGCGCCAGTCGGAGGGTTAGACGAAGAAAGGGGAACTTGGCTAGGTGGGAGAGCCGAGGCGTTCTGGGCCAAGCTCGGATTGCCCTGTCCGCCATCAGGAGCGCCACCCGGCGCCCCCGGCATTGGACCCTGCTGTTGTACCATCTTCTGCTGAGCCTGTTGCGCCAGCATCATCCACCGCTCCTGAGCCGCCGCAATCACTTCTTGCGGGATGTCGTCTTGGAGAATGATGTCGCGCTCCAGCACATCTTGATGAATCGCTTCATTGTCCTGCCACCGCATCTCCGGCGGTGTTACGCGCCGAAGCAGGGCGTCAGTCACGCGCCGCGCCCGTGCCTCTTGGTCCTCATCCGGGGTGCCAATGTCACGGGTAACGGCAAACATCTGTCGACGCCGATATTCCTTCAGGTCAATTACGCCAGATTGTAGCCAATTGTCAAGCATGTAAAGGCGGAAGCTCAGCGGCATCGGCATCATCGTCGCAGGCTCCACCCGCACATCGGCTGACCCGTCAAGGTCAGACCCGGTAATTTCACGCGCAAGGTCCGGACGAGAGCGGCCAACCGTGCCAAGCGAGCGCGGCAAGTCGTAACCCCAGCCCATTGCCGCAAGTGACACTTTGCACCACGCCGTAAACGCCATGGCAAGCGCCTGCACTGGCGGCGCAAATACGCGCTCCAGTTGTTCGCGGCTGGCAATAATAGCCCGGCCAGACTCGCCAGTCACCTGGCCACGGCTAATCGCGTTATAGCCAGAGGCATCCTCAAACGACGCCTTTTCCAGCGCAAAGGCCTCCTTGACATCATTGCCAACGGAGAATCCATTAAACGGCTGGATGCTATCCGACAGCCCCCCGGCGCCCTTGACCTCAATCATCGAAGTCACCCCGCCAAGGAACGTCTCTGTCACCACCGTATTCGGCCGAGCAAAGAATCGCCCGCCAGAGTTCACGCGAATATTCTCGTACCACTTGGAGACCAGTGCGTTCATACGCATCTGCGACTCCAGCCACTGCTCCATGATGGGACGCGGGTAGTACGATGGGTCTGACGAGCCATCGCGCACCGCCACAATCGGGATGGCGCCAAACTGCAAGTCGCTCCAGCCAAAGACCACGCGGTTGCCGACCACGACCACCTCAAGACCCTGCGGAAGGATGTCTGGCTGGGGCGCCAGATACACGGTATACCGCTCCGTAGTATCCGTATTCCGCAGACGCTCGCCTTCACCAATGGTCGTATGACTTAGCACCCAGCCCTCGTTGAACTCCGACAGCCCGCTAAGGTTGTCATTGTTCAGCGAGTTGTAATTGTTCAGGGTATCAGCCGCCTGCGCTCCGGTATACCCCCAGCGCGCAACCGCTTCGGAGCGGGAAATAACATCCCGCACCACCACCCATGAGGGGTCCACATTAACAGTTGCTTCTGGACTAACCCGGACCTGTTCGACGCGGAGAACGCGGCAATCCAAATCGCCCATCGGAGCCTTCGAGCCATTCTCGCCAAGGCGCTCATCCCACGGCCCCCGGTCGGGATTCCAAAACACATGCCAGAAGGCAACGCCATCAGTTTGCGCCCAATACGCGGCCTCCTTGCCCTTGGACGCCATGCCCATCTGGTCATACTGAAACTCGCACGCCACTTGCCGGGCGTACGCGCGCTTCTTGTCGTCCGGGTCTTGGGTCGACGGCGCAATCGAGAAACCCGGCCGCTGGTCCGTCAAAACCTGAAGACGCTGGTCAAGCGCCTTGTCAATCATGTTATGGACGATGCGCGCCGAATCCTTGGGCCGTGGCGGTTCAGACCACGGCGAGCCATTCGACGACGAAATCCACTGGTTGCCCGCCCGCATCATGCGGTTGCGTTGCACCAGATGCATGTGCTTCTCGACCGCTGACCGCCGGGACGACCACAGCCGCCGCGCCCAACTTGCCCACGCCTCGTCGCTCTGCGCCGTCTCCTCGCTCAGGAGCGGGAAGTCGTCGCCATACAGCGCCTCCATCATGGCCCGGACACGCTCCGCATTGGAGGTGCCATCCGGCTCCGGCTCATTTGCCGCCACGCGGTCGTTGGTCGACTCCTCGCCACCAAACGGGTCCAGCTCAAGCTCTGAGAGCATGGCTCCCATCAGCTCGTCTAGTCCCTGGTCCGGCACAAAGTCCTGCTCATCCATCGGTGGCATCGTCATGACGACATTCTCCCAATACTCATGGCGGCTCTCACGCGGTTCCAGTCCTTCCACAGCTCATAGTTCTGCTGAATCGCCCGCACAGCCTCTTCTTGCGCCCACTGCTCGCTCTGCGACATGGCAAATGCCATCAGGTCGTCCGGAATGGCAACCTCTTCGGCCTCCGTTCCCTTCGCCGACATGGGGGCAAAGGCCAATCCCACGCGCGCCGCGCTATGCACGGCGTACACGGCGACTGTCGCCCAGAGCAGGTGAACCAGCATCACTCGTACGTCGTAAAGCCGCGCAGGGCCACGCTGGACCGCGTCGTCCCACCCACCGCCGGGAAGGTAATCGCGGCCGCCTCGCCAATCCCGCACCGAATCGGGGCGCTCAGATTAACGACAATCGGCGAAAACAGCGTCGCCGGAAGCTCAACGCGCTCAACCGTCGTCGCGGCCGAAGTCACGGTGGTGCTAACCGGCGTCGCCGGAGCGACACTGCACGACACGCTGTAGCCCGTGATGAAATGACGCTGATTGGCCACCCCAGCCTTGGTCGCCGTCGCCGCCACGTTCGTGTTCTGCGTGGCCACTTCCGACCACTGCGCGATAAACCGCCCAGAAAAATCTGCCATAGTCTCCTCAGTCCGTTTGATTGCGTCGCCGCAACGTAGTCAATCCATCATCCCCAGATGGTGCGCGGCGTCGGCCGCTTCTTCCCAAACATGAAATACATCACGCGGTCGACGAGGCGCATCAGCAGTCCCAGGCCCGGAGGCTCTTGTTGATGCGAGAATCCGGGTCATTCGCCGTCTTCTCGCTGGTCAGCTTCTTCTTCATGCCGCGCATGCGCTTGCAAAACGCAATGCGGCGCTTGGCACTGGTCGGGCTTCGCCGCGCTTCCTCGCGCTTAACGGGCGGCTTGATGTCCTTTCCCTCGGCGCGAAGCGAGGCCCGGCCCTTGGCGTTCAGTCCGCCTTCGGGATTCTGGCCTTCTTTCCGTTGCCACGCCGGGGAGGCCATTAGTCCTCGTCCTCGTCCTCGTACTCGCTCGCCTCGTCCTCGCGCATCTTCATATACTTGCGATTCTCAGGCGTATCCTTCAGCTCGGCCCCACACTTCGGGCACATCATGCCTTCCGGCTCGGCCATCGCAGGCTTCTTCTTGGAAAGCACAATCGTCATTTTCGGCATATTACCATCCAGCAGGAAGTTGGGAAATCCCTGAATACCCTGCAATATGCGCTTCGCCAAGCGAAAGTGCAAGGGCCGGGTCATTAGGAACGGGGCGGGGGGCCACCATGCGTTCGGGCTTGGCGCACTGGACGCGGTCCCATCCATACAGGGCGAGGCCAAGGGCCATCACGCCGTCGTCATGCATGCCGGGGGGTGCCTCGTACCTGACGCCGTTGGGGGTATAGGTATACCCGAACATCTCCAGCTCTCCAGTCAGCCAGCCCGCCTCACGCGGCAAGCCAATAAAGCGTGTCTGGATGGCGGTAATCAGGCGTTGCATCAGGCTGATTTTAGAAGGCTGGGTGAACTTAAACCCTGTCGCGTTCACGCCAAGCGTCTGTAGGTCTTCCACAATGGCATCGCCCACGCCTGTCGCGTCGACCACGCATGGCACGGAGCCGACGATATCAAGAATCCGGCGCCGAGTCTCCAGCCACGAGGCCTGCCACCGCTCCACCCGGCAGACATTGGCATACTCATCAAACCCGATACATACCGTATAGTCTGCGGCGCGGGCCAAGTCGATGCCATAGACCACGGGGACGAGGGGAGAGGCTTCGACTAGGCACTCCTGAATCGCCTTCAGGCCGAACGGATTGCCGCCGTCGTCCGCTGGAATGCCCCGGTACTCTTGATTAAAAATCTCCTCGGGTAGCTCTTTGCGCGCGAGGGCAATTTCTTCGGGGTCAATCCACGGATTGTCAAGGGTCTCGGCCCGGATAGCGCCCCAGCCGTCTTCGCCGCGTTCAGCGTTTGCAAAGAGCCGTGCGTATTCTCCTGAGCGGCCCTTGGGGGTCCCAAGAAACAGGGCCTTCCCCTTCCGGTCGGTCAGCGTCGGACGTACCGCCGCCTGCCAGATAGCAAGCAACCCCTTTACGATACCCGCCTCATCAATCACGACAAGGTCATAAAAACGGCCACGGGCAGGGTCAGGCGCATCCATCGTCCAGACCTCAATCACCCCGCCGCTTTTCAATTCTAAACGACGGTCATCTTGACTGATTTTGCTGGCGGCAGGGCCTAGGCGATTCACAATCTCTCGCCACGCCTCGCCCGCAATCTTATAGGTGGGGGCAAACCAACCCACAAACCCCCCATCCAACGCCACCATCGCGGCCCGGCGGACCCCATACTTGGTCTTGCCCCAGCGGCGCCCACACATCAGGGCCACAAACCGCCGCTCCAACAACATCTGCTCTACTCGTTCCTGTCCGCTATGAAGCCCAGGGAGCGAGATAACAGGACCCCGAGAGCCAGATTTCTGGGGACTTGAAACTTGCTGAGATGGCTTAGTCTCGTGGCGTGTCGCGTCATCGGGGGACTCCGCCCTCCGTCCTCGTGCGCGTACCGATTTGACTTCGTGCGTGCGCGTCACGGAGCCAGCTCTGCGTCCTCTACGTCCGTGACGGGTGACGCTACCCGTGCCGGGACTGGTTGCTCGAACACGACCCGCACAACGTGGTCGCCCTCTTGCTCCACCGTGACCCGCTCCCCGTAGAGACGCGGGGCAATCTTCGAGACGTACCACTTGAGAGTGTCCACCTCCAGCCGAGCGGCCGCTACTCCCGCCGTATCCCGGCCGTAAGCCTTGCGGGAAATGCGGATGGCTCGCTCTGCCAAGGCGTGAGCCTGCATTTCCCTTGCCCGGGCGTAGGCCACGGCTAATCGGTCGTCATCCCGTACCCAGTCGTGCAGTACGTCTACCCGGATGCCGTACGCCTTGCAGGCTCCTTTCACGCTGTCTCCCAACGAGATACGACCGAACACGTCTCGCGAGACAGCTTCCCGGTCGTATTTGCGGGGACGCCCAACCTTTTTCGCATTGTCCCCCGCATCCGGCGAAATCACGGCGGGAAGCTTGCGGGGTTTCGGCCCAGGGATGGCAATCGGCAAACTATTGTCGCTCAACGACTTATCCCCCTACCTTGACATTTTGGCCGGAAAGGTTTATCATTCAACCAGTTCGGCACCCCGCCGGACGACGAAAACCACCGCAGAACAGGAGTCACACAATGTCCCGCACCGCTCTCCTCGACAACGTGTTCGCCAACCTTGCGTCGGCCCAGCACAGCCTCACCAACGCTCTGGCGGCGTACGTTGGTTCCCCCGAGCCTACCCCGGCCCCTGCGAAGGAAGCGAAGCTTCCCAAGGCCCCGAAGGAGCCGAAGGCGTCGAAGCTTGCCACCCGCCGTGCCGCTCTCCGTGCCCAGTACGGGCCGCTCTGGTTCCAGCACCCGGATGTGGTCGCCGCCAAGGCCGAGCGCAAGGCCAAGTGGGAGGCCGTCAAGGCGAAGAAGGCCACCCCCGCCCCGGAGCCGAAGGCTCCGAAGGCGAAGAAGCCGTCGAAGAACCGCGCCGCCGCTGTCGCCGCTGTGGCCAAGGCCGCGAAGTAACACGCCCGAATATACACTCACCCACGCTCCGGCGCAATCCCGCGCCGGGGCCAACCCCGGAGGCTTCCTATGTCCAAGAACCCCATCGTCCGTAGGGCGAAAGTGGCCCGTCGTATGCTCGATGACAAGCTGGCGCGTATCCTGCTCACCTACGGAGCCGGGGGCATTGCCAGCGACCCCGAAATCAAGGCCGCTTGCCAGCGTATGCTGACCGAGCGCGAGGCCCTGACCCTCACCATCCGTGAGGCCAGAGCCGCCGACAAGGCCGTCGCGTAACCCATCACATCACCCATACGAGGATTGCCGCAAATGACCGAACACACGACCGACCACGACTGGCTGGGAGAGAAGATGATGGACAACGCAATGGCAGACATCCAGGCTGACGACATCAAGCACGGGCTGTACGATGCTACCCAGATGACCCGCGAGGAGCTGGAATGGGCCCTCGTGAACGACGACATCGCCTTCATCCTTGACAACGCACACGACACGGAATTCCTCGCCATCACGCTCCTCGATGGGTTCAAGGGCTACCGCAATATGCCCATCTTGGACCTGATTGACGACTATAATGGCCGCGAACTTTCCACCAAGGAGGACTGACCAATGCACAAGCTACTCGCGACCCTCTGGACGATCGCCTTCCTTGCCACCTGCGCCATTGACTCCCGGATGGACACCTACGTCGTCGACCGAGTCGAGGATGGCGAGACAGCCGTCCTCGTACGAGATGCCGACGAGGCCATCGTGGAGATGCCAGCCAGCGATTTGCCCAGCGTCGAGGAAGGGGCAATCTACCGCTGGGGTCTGACTTGGACCCGCGACCGAGCCGAAGAGTCCCGCCGACTTGCCGCCGCCCGCAGTGCCTACACCAACCTCACCCGGGAGTAATGCGATGCCGTACGATTTCGACCCCGTCCACGAGCTAGTCGTCCTCGACATTGCCGCCATTGCGGAGCTGTGCAGGCGCACCATCACGGAGTTTGGCGAACACGAGCCCGGATGCCAGCACCAAGACGATGATTGCCAGTGCTTCGACGAGGCAGAGTGACTGGCAAACCTACCCTGTCAAGTAGTTTCACTACTTGACAGGGTAGCCTCCCCGGTTTAGATTGCTTGCCGTTGGCCCAGTAGTCCCATCATCCCATCACGGAGAGTCAGTATGTCCCGCAAGGTTCGAGTTGGTCAGCGCATCCGAGTCTCTTCCCCCGCCGTCACCGCCCTTGGGTTCACGTTCGCCGATGTCGTGGAGGCGTTGAACGGCGGCCACGTTGTCGCCAATCTCATCCACCCGGCCGAGACCAAGCGGTCTGTGGCGCACCTTGGCCCGGACGATTGGCAGTCAGTCCCCGGTCGTCCGCG